GTAGACTTCAAAGACAATGATAGTGTTACCCTTAAACTAAAGGATGGCACAGAGATAAACGGTGAGTACGATATGGTGCTTGATGGCAAGGTAGATGATGTTAAGTCAGCCTCACCTTGGTCATACAAGAACAAGTTCAATACTTTGGAAACTCTAGCTAGGAGTGATAGCTTTGGTTATGTATCTCAACTAGTAGGATACGCTGAAGCTGCAGGTTTAGATGTTGGCGGTTGGTGGGTAGTCAACAAAGCTAACGGTGAGTTCAAGTATGTTGATGCAAGCTCCGTAGATAAGTCTGCAGTGATGGATAGCATTGAGCAAACGGTGGGGTACATCAATGAGGATAAACCCTTTGAGCGTTGCTTTGAGCCAGTGCCAGAGACACATTACCGTAAACTCACTGGTAATCTAAAGCTTGGACCTGAGTGTGGTTTCTGTTCGTTTAAGCACAAATGTTGGCCTAACTTACAGACTCGTGAAGCTGTGATGTCACACGCTGCAAAACCACCAATAGTAGACTATGTTCTACTAAACCCTGAGTATGCGGAAGCATAATAAAGGTAGGTATCGCAGTGGCCTAGAAAAAGAGGTTGCTGCGTACTTGCGTCAAAATCAAAAGAAAGTCAGATACGAAGTACTAAAAGTAGAGTGGGAAGACTTACGTTATCGCACCTACACACCAGACTTTGTATTGGACAATGGTATTATCATTGAGACTAAAGGTATCTTTGATAGTGCAGACAGACGTAAACATCGTGAGATACAAAGACAACACCCTGAGTTGGACATACGGTTTGTATTCAGTAACGCAAACGCCAAGTTATACAAGGGTGCTAAGTCTAGGTATTGCAATTGGTGTGAGCAGCACAAGTTTCAGTGGGCGCATCGTGTAATACCTGAAGAGTGGCTGAAAGAAAAAGGTAAAGAGATTACAGTTAAAAAGATAGAATTAAAAACAAAAAGGAAAAGCTAATGGGATATGAAATAGGTGATGATGAAATCGCAATAGTTATAAGTCCAATTGATTACGATAAGCCTAACAAATGGAAAGGTGATTCAAATGTATCGATAGCAATATCTCCTAACCACGACTTACCTGAGTCCGTAATAAATGGAATAGTAGATATAGCAACTATGATGTCAGCTTTCTTAGACTTATCGAATGAGCAACCTTACTTGTATGACATGGTAAAAGAACACAGGGATTACTTGGTAGCGTTGGATGCAGGAGAGATAGAAGAAGATAAACCTATTGTAATAAAAAAGGGAAATGTATATACACTTAACAGGTGGACTAAGACAAAAGGGAACGCATAATGGAACCAACAATTACATTAACTAGTGAGACAACACTTGATTATGATCAGGTAAATAATCCAGTGCACTACAATCACAGTAATATAGAATGTATTGAAGCTATAGAAGCAATGACAGAAAATATGTCAGGACACACTGCTCCTCATGCTGCTAACGTGCTGAAGTATTTGTGGAGGCATGAGTACAAGAATGGCTTAGAGGATATTGATAAAGCTATTTGGTATCTTAACAGATTAAAGAAGCGTTATAAGGAGATACATAAATGATAACACAAGATGACATAGATGCTTGGAAAGTTATGTATGAAATGACATTTGGTGATTATCAGACAGAAGCACAAAAGACTGCGATATATCCTGATGAACACAAGATAGTCTATCCTGCATTGGGACTCGCAGGTGAGGCAGGTGAAGTAGCCAACAAAGTAAAGAAGATGTTAAGGGATGGGAATTTTGACAGAGAAGATGTAGCTGCAGAGGTGGGGGATTGCCTGTGGTATATTGCAGCTTTGTGTCGTGACCTAAACTTTGACATGGGATACATAGCTAGGTGTAACTTAGATAAACTTCACAGCCGTATGGAACGAGGGACCATTCAAGGCAGTGGCGATAAGAGATGAAGTTTAACATTAAAATAACAATAGAAATAGACGAGGAAGAACGGATACTACCTATAGTAGCAGAGATGCATGAGGAGGCAGTTGCTGAGTTATTCCAAGATATTATTTATGATATTGATGGTGCAGTAATTAGAAATATAGAGGTTAAAAAACATGAATAACTATTTACCAACAGACTACCAAAGTTTTATACACAAATCACGTTACGCTAAATATGATGATGGCAAAGGTAGAGAGTCTTGGCCTGAAACAGTAGAACGTTTTACTGACAATATAGTTAGACCTAAAGTTGACAAAGAAACAGCAGATGAAATAGAACAAGCAATTATATCGTTAGACATTATGCCTAGCATGAGAGCCATGATGACTGCTGGACCTGCTGCAGAACGTGACAACACTGCCATGTATAACTGTAGTTACTTACCTGTAGATGACCCAAAGTCCTTCGATGAAGCTATGCAGATTCTCCTTTGTGGAACTGGTGTCGGATTCAGTGTCGAGAGACAGTTTATTAGCAAGCTCCCCGAAGTGCCTGAACTCTTCGAGAGTGATACTACCATTGTGGTAAAGGACAGCAAGGAGGGCTGGGCTAAGGCGTTCAGACAATTGTTGGCACTTTTATGGGCAGGTGAGATTCCTCAGTGGGATGTTAGCAGAGTACGCCCTGCAGGTGCAAGACTAAAAACATTTGGTGGTAGAGCCAGTGGACCTGCACCGCTTGTTGAGCTATTCAACTTTGCAGTAAAGACTTTCAAGGATGCTCAAGGGCGTAGGTTATCTAGCATAGAGTGCCATGACCTAATGTGTTTCATTGGTCAGATAGTTGTTGTAGGTGGCGTTAGACGTAGTGCCATGATTAGTTTGTCTAACCTTAGTGACGATAGAATGCGCCACGCTAAGTCAGGACAGTGGTGGAACGAAGCTGGACACAGGGCATTAGCTAATAACAGTGTATCGTATACAGAAAAGCCAGATTCAGAAACGTTTATGCGTGAGTGGTTGGCATTAGTAGAAAGTAAATCAGGCGAGAGAGGTATTTTTAATCGTGAAGCATGTAAAAAACAAGCTGCTAAATTTGAAAGACGTGATCCTAACCATGAGTTCGGAACTAATCCTTGCAGTGAAATTATACTGCGTCCTTACCAGTTCTGCAATCTTACAGAAGTTGTGGTACGAGCCACGGACACGGTTGAAGACCTGGATAGAAAAGTCAGATACGCCACAATACTTGGGACGATCCAAAGCACGTTCACAAAATTCCCATACCTCAGAAAAGTCTGGACAAAAAACACAGAAGAAGAAAGACTCTTAGGGGTAAGTTTGACAGGTATTATGGATAACCCTCTTATGACATCAGCTAACAAAGGATTGGAGAAGACTCTTGAACATTTACGAGAAACTGCTGTTCGCACTAATACTACTTGGGCTTACCGCCTTGGCATTTCATCAAGCGCAGCAATCACCTGCGTCAAGCCAAGTGGAACAGTATCACAATTAGTTGATTCATCATCAGGAATACATGCACGTCATGCACCTTACTACATCAGAACCGTTAGAGGTGATAACAAAGATCCACTAACACAGATGATGATTGATCAAGGCATACCTAATGAACCTTGTGTTATGAAACCTGATACTACTACAGTGTTTAGCTTCCCACAGAAGTCACCAAATAAAGCTGTAACTCGAAACGATATGACAGCCATTGAACAGTTGGAGATGTGGTTAACCTATCAAAGACATTGGTGTGAGCACAAGCCAAGTATAACCTGTACTGTGAAACCTGATGAATGGATGGAAGTAGGCGCATTTGTTTACAAACACTTTGATGAAATGTCAGGTGTATCATTTTTGCCACACTCAGATCATACTTATCAACAAGCACCCTATCAAGATTGTACCAAAGAAGAGTATGAAGAGCTACTATCTAAAATGCCTAAAAACATTGACTGGGATAAACTTAGTGACTATGAAAAAGAAGATAACACAGTTGCTATGCAGTCTATGGCTTGCACAGGTGATGTGTGTGAGGTGGTAGATATAGGGGCATAATTAATGAAAGTTTATACTAGGCCATTCCAAAAAGAAGTTTACGATAAAGTGGATGGACCATCTAAGGAAGCTTTGATTAAATATTTAGAATCAGAAGGGCATACAATTGTAAGCAAGAAAGAAGACTATTATGCTGATGTTGTAACAGAAAAAGATGGTATTACTTTTTTTCATGAAGCAGAACGAAAAGCACAGTGGAAAGAGGAGTGGCCTACGTATTGGGAAGAAATAAGAATACCCGGGAGGAAAAGAAGACTAGTAGAAAAATACAAAGATCAGTTGGAGAACTTATACTTTTATGTTTTTAACAAACACTACAACCAAGCTTGGAAGATAAACGGCACACAAATGGTAGATGATATTATTAAAGAAGCTACTGGTCCTACATATAGAATACCAAAGGGTGAGACATTTTATCATGTGCCTTATCAAGAAGCTGAAAGGGTAGACATAGTTTAATTACTGTGTTATAATTTTTACAACAATCAAAGGAGTTAATTATGTTGTTATTTAATTTATTAGTGCCAGTGGTATACGCTTTAACTATTTACGGAAGCTATGAAAATGTAGCTAAACCTGTAGCTAAAGCAACATATGAAACAGGTATTATTGTTTACGAACAAACTGTAGACGTTATTAGAGATGTAGTTACTGACGATCCTGTAGAGTCAGAATAATGTATGTCTTAGTGCTCATACTTACTCTTGGTAATGGTTTTGTCAACGTTAAGTCAGTAAACCATATATACCCTACAATGGATGCATGTAAAAGTGCTGCAGTGTATCTTCGTGGTGAGCTTTTGAGTACTAAGCCATCACCCAATTCAAACGTTCATGCTTATTGTACAGAGATACCACAGGAGGTATAACCAAGTATGAGCCTAGAAAAAGAAGCGAAAGACTTTATATCTAGGAGACATGATCATTTTAAAGAGGGGCTACAAGAACGTATAGAATCATTAGACAAGTTTATGACAGACAATCTGTATCACACCAGTGAAACACGAGAAGCTGTTAAACATCTAATGATAGTACAAATGTGGGCAGAGCGTAGTTCAAGACTCAACGGTGTAAAAAAGTAAGGGCGCTAAATGCGCCCCTCTTTATTTGTAATAATCTTTTAAGTAATCTACATAGTCCATGAAGTAGTGTAGTTCTGTGATTGTCATATCACGTATACCCCCCTCAAAGCCGTATCGTTCTTTCATCGCTTTCATAGCCTTACTACGCAACTCTTTGTTGCCATGCTCTGAAGCCTTAGCTCTCATTGCGCCTAGCTTAGTCTCACTAGTGCCGTACTTCTTTAGTACTTTACGTAAGTCTTTTTTCACTTCAGACACAACAGACTTAAGCATAGCACGTTTGCCTACGAGATCAGCGTTTATAAACTTCTTGTCTCTAAGTAAATTATCCGTAGCCTTTTCTAACTCAGGAGCTACAGACTCATTGAATATCGTATCGTAAGCAGCCATACTTGTTCGTTCACTGGCTGTCCAATCTTGCATATTAGCCATTGAGTATGCTTGTTCTGTAGCTGTACGTGCAGGTCTAACTGTTATACCAAAGATTCTAGCCATAGGATTTGCATCCTGTACTTTGCCTTGCCGACTTGCAACCCTTAGCTCTTCACCAGAAACTGTTTCTGCTCTATCTGTGATAGCTTCTATGACGTTATCAAAGTATCTTGTTGCACCCTGTGTAAACATCTGACCGCCTGTCTCAGCTTGTCTTATGTCTCTTGCTGCATCTGTGTCTGTGACATAGCCAGTAAGTTTATTTACTGCATCAAGCGGTCTAGTAAAACCTGCAGCATAGTTACCTGTAAACTTGCCTATCTCTTTGAAAGAAGCCTGGGCTAAGTCAACATCTTGGTTTATCAATGTGTCCATAATTCTAGTGATGTCATTACCAAATTGTAAGTCTGTAGCAAGCTGTCCTACAGCTACTTGTTCACCAAACTTGATCATCATTTCTTTTGGTACAGTCTCACCTTCTGCTTTGAGTCTACCGATACGTCCTGCTGCCAACCATAGAGAGAATGGAAATGTGTTACGAGCATCTATGATAGCACCGCCAGTACCTTCAATCTCAAATACGTCTAAGCCTTTGTCACTTCTTTCTTTGTCATATTGCATAGCTAGGCTAATTGCTGCCACACCCACGAGGCTACGTGATGCAGCTTCTAGAGTTTCAACATTACGCTTCTCTGATTTAGCTATGGCAGACATAAGCTGTACACCACCGCCTACAGACCATTGGTAAGATGTAGCTACAACGTTGTTGAAGAATCTACCAAAAGGCAGCACAGTACCAAACAACGGTATGTTAGAGATGCTTTCTGTTAACTTAGCTGCACCTCTTAGAAGCTGATCATCTGTGGTGTAATCTTTTGAGAATACAGACTTGAGTGTAGTATCAATAGCACCGCCAACTACACTGTCATCTATTAGGTCTATATCTCCTGAGTTAAGTACATCTCTTAGGGTTCTATCTTTATGCTTTAGTCTGATTCTCTTATCTAACTCAGTCATAAACATCTGAGACTTAGTAAACGTATCTTGTACTCGCACACCTGTCAGACGGTTTGCACCGTTAGCTACAGCTTCTACACCTTTGAACCACTTAGCATCAGGGTTAATATCAAAACGTTTACCTGATCTTTCGATACCACCAGTAACACTTTCAAACAGAACTTTCTCTATATCTTTATTCTCAGATAAGAAGTCCATATATGAATCATGTGTAGTGTATGGGTCCATCAAGTTACGCATTTTTTGTGCTTGTATTTGATGAAAAACTTTACCCTTACGTAGTAGTTC